GCATGATATTGAAGATCGTGTAGTTGATCTTGAAGACAAACTTGACGAACTAATGGCTGAGTTTGAATCTTTAATGGGCGACGAAGGTGGAAGTGAAATGGAACCAAAAGACGACGAAGTCGGCGGTGACGCTTACATGAACGACGATACAAGCGAATTTCATGATGAATCTTACCCAATGAGTGAAAACATTGCGTTAGATGCTACTCCAAAACCAGTTACAACAGAACCTAGCTTTGTTAACAAAAAGTCCACAACAGCTTTTAATTCTGGCGCAGCCGGCATGGCAGCTAGACCAGTAAAGAATACAGCCGCTGAAGCTAATCCAGATGGGACTTCAGCTTATAAACAACCACATAATGAGTACAGTAAAGGTGAAGGCAATTTACCAAATGCTGGAAAATTTAAAAACGTTCCTGCCAAAGATGGTTGGGGCGCAAAAATGGAACCAACACCAAAACCTGTTACAGCACAGGCAGCTGGTGTAAATACCAAAACTCCTTTTCCAAAGGCGTAAGATATAGATATGGCTCGCAATACATATCTTAAAGAACATCTTAGCTTCACTCAGGCACGTGTAGTACTCGAGTCTGAGGAAGCTGCAGATGGCTCAGGCAAAACTCTTTATATGAAGGGTATTTGTATTGAGGGTGGCGTGCGTAACGCCAACGAGCGTATATATCCCGTACACGAAATTGCTAAAGCAGTAGACACTATCAACGAACAAATTAAAACAGGTCATTCTGTATTGGGTGAAGTAGACCATCCAGATGATTTGAAAATTAATTTAGATCGTGTATCTCACATGATTGAAAATATGTGGATGGATGGTCCTTGCGGTTATGGCAAGTTAAAGATATTACCTACACCAATGGGTCAACTAGTTAAAACTATGCTTGACAGCGGTGTAAAATTAGGGGTTAGTAGTCGTGGATCAGGAAACGTCAACGACCATAACGGACATGTCAGTGACTTTGAAATTGTCACTGTTGATGTAGTTGCCCAGCCAAGTGCTCCAAATGCTTATCCTACAGCCATTTATGAAGGTCTTCTGAACATGAAGCACGGTCATAAATTGTTTGAAATGGCAAAAGAAGCAGGGCAGGATAACAAAGTACAGAGATATTTGAAAACGGAAGTAATGAAGTTAATCAAAGATCTCAAGATTAAAGGGAACTAAAATGCTAGACGCACTAAAGCCGTTACTAGATAGCGAACTGATCAATGAGGAAACTCGTACAGAGATCAATGAAGCTTGGGAAGCCAAGTTAGTTGAAGCTCGTGAACAGGCGCGTGCAGAGCTCCGCGAAGAGTTTGCACAACGTTATCAGCATGACAAACAAGTGATGGTGGAAGCCCTAGATCGCATGGTTACAGAAGGTCTTGTCGCAGAGATCCAAGGTGTTAAAGCTGAAAAAAAAGCTTTAGCCGAAGATCGCGTTAAATTTCAACATACAATGAAAGAAAATGCCACAAAGTTTAACGGCTTTATGGTTTCTAAATTGTCTGAAGAAATTGGCGAACTGCGTAAAGATAGAAAGACACATAACGAAGGTCTCCAAAAATTGGAAGGCTTTATCGTTCATGCGTTGGCACGCGAAATTAAAGAATTTGCTCAAGACAAACGTGATGTGGTGGAAACCAAAGTACGTTTAGTTGCTGATGCTCGTTCTAAATTAGAATCATTGAAGTCAAGATTTGTAAAAGAATCTGCACAGAAAATGACTCGTGCTGTTAGCCAGCATCTTAAGGCTGAACTCAGTCAGTTAAAAGAAGATATCCAAGTTGCTCGTGAGAACAATTTTGGTCGTCGTATTTTTGAAGCATATAGCGCAGAATTTGGAGCTACTCACTTAAATGAGAAAGCTGAAGTTCGTAAATTACATGCTATTATTGCTCAAAAAGACTCTAAACTGGCAGAAGCCATCAAATTCACCCAAAAAGCAAAAGTTTTGGTTGAATCAAAAGACCGTGAATTACGTATTGTAAAAGAATCCAATGAGCGTACTCGCACAATGGACGAATTGCTTTCTCCTTTAAATGAAGAAAAAGCAGAAATCATGCGTAATTTATTGGAAAGCGTACAAACCCCAAGGTTGAAAAACGCTTTTGAAAAGTATCTACCAGCTGTTTTGGAAAATAAATCTGTGAAAGCCACAAAAGTAATTACAGAAACATTATCCACAGTAACTGGCGATAAATCTGCCCGTAGCCAAGAGCACAATAACGAAAGCGACCGCGAAAGCCAAAGCAATGTTATTGACTTAAAGCGTTTGGCAGGGCTATAAAAAAAGAAAAAAAGGAGACTTAAATGTCACAAGATTTATTAGAAAGCCGTTGGGGCGAAACTAAAGATGCGTTGTTAGAAGGTCTAGGTGGTTCTAAACGCAATTCTATGAGTGTTATCCTCGAAAACACACGTAAGTATTTAAAAGAGAACGCAACATCAGGTTCAACTAGCTCTGGTAACATTGCTACATTGAATCGTGTAATTCTCCCAGTAATTCGTCGTGTGATGCCAACTGTTATTGCTAACGAGTTGGTTGGTGTACAGCCAATGACTGGACCTGTATCACAGATCCATACATTGCGTGTACGTTATGCACAAAGTTTAACTGACAACAGTTTGGCTGCAACATCTGTAACAGCTGGACAAGAAGCGTTAAGCCCATTCACTATTGCTACAGCATACTCTACTGTTCCACAAGCTACTACTACTGCTACTGGTTATACTGGTAACAATACAGCTACTATGGAAGGTACAGGCGGTAAGCAAATCAGTATCCAAATCTTGAAACAAGCCGTTGAAGCTAAAACACGTAAGTTACAAGCACGTTGGACATTTGAAAGTGCTCAAGACGCACAAGCTATGCATGGTATTGATGTAGAAGCAGAAATTATGGCTGCTTTAGCTCAAGAGATTACAGCTGAGATCGATCAAGAGATTCTTTTATCATTGAGTTCATTGGCTGCTACTGAGTATACATATAACCAAGCTACTGTTTCTGGTACAGCTACATTCGTTGGTGACGAACATGCCGCATTGGCAGTTCTTATCAATCGTGTTGCTAACTTGATCGCTCAACGTACACGTCGTGGCGCAGGTAACTGGGCAGTTGTTAGCTCTGCCGCATTGACAGTATTACAATCAGCAACAACATCAGCTTTTGCTCGCACAACAGAAGGAACTTTCGAAGCTCCAACAAACACTAAGTTCGTTGGTACATTGAATGGTTCATTACGTGTGTTTGTAAATAGCTATGCTCCTGATACACAAAGTGTATTAGTTGGATATAAAGGTTCAAGCGAAGCAGATGCTGCCGCATTCTATTGCCCTTACATTCCATTGATGAGCAGTGGTGTTGTATTGGATCCATCAACATTCGAACCAGTCGTATCATTTATGACACGTTATGGATTCGTTGAGTTAACAAACACTGCATCATCATTTGGTAATGCAGCTGACTATGTTGGTGAAATCGCAGTTCAAAACTTGTCTTTCTCTTAATCAGAGAACACAGTTTATTTTCTCAGGGATGGGAAGAACATTAAAGCGCCGAAAGGCGCTTTTTTGTTGATTAAAATTCCGTTAATAGTTTAATATCACGATGTTTAACAATAATAATTTCGTGATTTTTTCCATTAATTCTAATAGGTAAATCTGTATGAATACTGATACGCGGTCCGGTATCATCTATTACAGAATCATTACCAACAGTTCCCACGAAAGGAACTTTATTCCAGTAGCCAAATACTCTATCTCCAATAAAATATTTAGGTTTATATGCAATGCGATTAAAATAATCTGTTTGATTTCCCATAGTGTTTGTATTATAATATAGATAAAGAACTAAATCAATTATTATTGATACACAAATACCTACCTGCTAAATATATCATGAAATTATTTAATAAAACTGTAGATGTTTACTGGACTCCAACAGGCGGATTAAGATCAAACGATCCGTTTACATGGCAACAAATGGCTTGGCCAGATCCAGAATCAGCACTAAAACGTATAAAAAATCAAAGAAATGCTTTATATTTAAAATGCCCAGCATTTCAAGATTATTATAAAAATACCTATGTTGTTAAATCTCCTGTTGATTTTTCTTTAAAAGTGGAAAAAAATATTCAAGGAAAAAAATTAATTGCGTCATATGCCCCTGATGTGAAATCTAGACAAGAAGATTTTTATAAAAATTATATAATGGACAGAAATATTGAAAATGATACATTTTCTACATTAAGTGTAAGTTTTGATTTTTTATTTTACTCTAAAGAATCAGTTATAATGGAATTAATACCGGCTAATCTTGAAACTGATACTAAAAATAATTTAGACAATCTAAGAATAATTACTGGTCAATACGATATATCAAAATGGTTTAGACCAATAAGTTTTACAGCAGAAATCAAAGATGATTTAATTCCTATTACGTTTAAAAGAAATGATGCAATGTATTATGTTAGATTTATAACAAAAAACAATCAAAAAATTAATTTAATACGTTCAGAATATACGCCAGAATTAAAAAATTTAGTATCTTCCTGCCTTGATATAAAATTTTTCATAACTAAGAATAGTCTAGAAGAAAATTATACTATGGCTGAATCATTTATTAAATTAATAAAAAATAAAATATTCCCAAAAAAATGCCCTTTTGGATTTAAAAAATAATAATCTGTCCAGTAAATCTTATATTTTTTATAAAATAGATATATACAGTTATTATGTTATCGATTGTTACAGACATTACTGATCCAATATTAGATTATATCAAAGATGATCCTGTGCGTCCTGAAATTAGTCGAGAATTTCGTGTATCTACTAATCGTCGTGTATATGCTCTAGTAGATAAAAAACCTACTGCTATTGTGTGTGTTAATTTTTTAGATCGAATTCCTACTCGAGTTGATGAATTAGGAGAAGCTGTTGATCCAAACACGGCAGTATTTTATACTATATGGAGTTACGCTCCGGGCGCAGGAGTAAAATTATTGCGTGAAGCGACTCGCTCTATTCGAGAGAATTTTCCATATATTACTAGATTTGTTACTTTGAGTCCAAAAACTGAATTGGCTCGACGTTTTCACATTAAAAACGGTGCGATAGTACTAGCTGATAACCCCGAAACAGTAAACTACGAATACATAATTTAAATTTTAAACAATTTTAAATTATTGTGTATTCGATCTAACGGTTCATCCCAGTTACCAATACTAGGTTGTCTAAATATCCTACAACTTGAGTACCAAGGACTATCGTTACGTTCAAGTAACCATCGCCAATCTTGACCAAAATGATTTAGCGGCAACCAAAATGGTCGACCCATTGCGCCGGATAAATGACCTACAGCAGTGTCAACCGCAATAACAACATCGCAATGTTGTATTAACCCGGCGGTATCATCCCAATTTGCAATTGTACCCGGGTAGGCTTTAACACCTTCTGCTACTAATTGAGCTTCTTCTTCTGAACTACAGTCTGTTTGTAAATTAATCCATTCATAATTGGGATTACGTTTAATTAACTCAAATATTTTTTCAAATGGCACTGCCTTGTGCTGATTAATCCAACTATCTCTTCTACCGCTCCAACAAAATCCTACTCGTAACTTATATTTTAATCCTAGTCTTTTATTCCAAGTAGCTATTGACTGCTTACTAGGATTAAGATACTGCATTTTATAGGGTAAATTTTTATAAGTTATATCTAAAAATCCTGGGATACTCATAATTGGGGTCCAGAAATCAAAAGCCGGTAGAATATCACTACCACTTAAAACTAGTGTTGGTGATAAAAAAGATGTCTGTAGCAACGGCTTTAATCCAGGATCAACACTGACGATAACTTGCCTAGCTCCAGCAAGTATTAATTGTTCGACAAAACGTACAAATTGTATGTTATCACCGTGCCCTTGCTCACCAGTTACTAAAATTATTTTGTCTTTTAAATCTTCACCTTGCCAGCGTGGTTGTGCTAGTTGTGGCAATTTTCCATCTAAATGTTCAAATTGCCAACGTTTTTCGTATTGTTTCCATCCATTTTCTAAATCTCCGGCTAGCAAGTAAGCAACCGCAAGATTAAATTGAGCGATTGAATCTTTGGGATTAAGTTCAATGGCAGTTTTTAAAAACCCAATTGCCTGTTTAGGATAACCCATTTCACGTAATACATTTCCGTAGTTATTATAAGCGGCACCAAATTTTGGATTTTTCACAAATGCTTGGGCATAGCAAGCTAATGATTTTTCTGGTTCAGAAATCGATCTATAATGATTTCCATGGGCAATAAGTTCGTCTATAGTCATGACAATATTTAATCATATAAATTACATAGACTAAATTTTCTAAATTTGGGTAAATACTTGTCAACGTAATGATGCGTTTTATGCTGAAAGGGCAACCCAACAGCGTAGTCGGCTAGAACCGACATCGGACTTCTTTAAGGAGAAAACAAATGGGTCGTCCACTTAAAATTAAAAAATCCACAACCAAGGATATTGGTTTCAACAGTTTTGCAAATTTAGATCCTACTACACAGGTCATTCCAGTTGGAATGACATCTAGTGAGTTTTTAGGTGTAGTTGGCGGAGCTAACACAAATATTGCTACTAGTTCATATCCTGTAGTTAAAATTACAGCTAATGTTAACGGTCAGCAAGGTAATGCTTATATTATTACACAAAAAGGTACAACAAAGTATTTGGTATCTGGCGAAGATTCGGTAAATGCTGGCAGTTTTACAGTTGGTTTTTCGTATCAAATTACTAGTTTAGGTTCAACTAACTGGACAGCTATTGGTGCTGGCATAAATCCACAAGTCGGACAAGTGTTTACAGCTACTGGTGTTGGATCTGGTTCAGGTACAGCTAGTGATGCCGGGCAATGTGTGCTAGTAGCTAGTGGTTCACTCAGTTCTGGCCAAATGAATATGGTATTCAATGCTAATGGTGGATCTGCCTATGCTAGTCGTTTGACAAATAAGTATATTTTTGACGGGTCAACTCCCCCTCAAAGATTTGCTGTTAACTTCTTTGTAGCCGGTACAGCTACTCCTGTTACATTGGCTAATGTTAATATTTCTGGAAATGCTGGTACATTTACTTGTAGCAATACAACAATTGGCGCCGGTGAATTAATCAATGTTTCAGGTACATTATCTGGTAATGCTACAGGAGCAATTACTGGTTATTCTAACCCAACAGTTTATTATATTACAACTACCAATGGTGTTAATACTTTTACTTTAAGTACTGCCGAAGGTGCTGCAAACATTGTAACTACAGCAGGAAACACAACAGGTTTAACGTTTGCTACATTAAGTTCAGTTACATCTAAATCAGGAGCAGATGTTGCGACGTTCACTTCTGGAACTGATAATTTAACTTTAGCACAAGTTCAAAATTATACATCTTAAAAGATTATTAATTAAAATAACAAAATTAAATCCCCGAGTAAGTCGGGGATTTTTTTATGAAAGAGCATTCAAATATTAGCATAAATAATCAAAAGGATTATTTCTAATGGCTTCAGTTAAAAGTGTAAACACAGATTATACATTAAATTGTGGTACCCCGCCAGGAGTTGGTATCTTCACAATTAACGCACAAACAGTATTTACGGGTAACGTTACATACGATTATCCGGCACTTAGTACTTCTGCCTTTATCACTGTAGCGGCTAATAATACCGGTATGATACAAGATATGGGCTTACTAGCCCAAACGGCGGGAGGAACTGATATTGCCAACGGTACTTTTGCTGGTTTAAGATTTGACACAACAGCAAATGCTTGGCAAATTAGTAACGCTGTAACTTCAAATGGTGCTCCAGTTTCTTCATATGCTAATATAGCAACTACTGAAAATTTAGTAGCCGGATCAAATACACAAATACAATACAATGCTAATAATACTTTAAGTGCCAGCGCTAATTTAGTTTTTGATTATGCTAACAATGTTCTTACATTAACAGGAATTGAATCATTGATAAACGTTGGAATTAGTCCGCCAACTACACCTGTTGCCAATGCTACTTATATATACAGCAATCCAGTTAACGGTGGTGGTACCGGACTATATTTTGTATCACCAGAAACTTCGGATGAATTAATTAGTAGATCCAAAGCTATTGTTTATAGTTTAATATTTTAAGGAATAAAAATGACAATCGCAACTTATACTCTTACAACTACACCAGATGCTATTTACACTAGTACCGGTAATACCGCTATTACTTCGTTAACTTTTTGTAATTATTCACCAGCTAATGTTACTGCTAATGTTTATGTAGTACCAAGCGGAGATACCCCAACAACAAATAACATTATGCTAACATCATTGCTGATACAATCAGGTGATACATATCAAATTTATCAAGCGGCTGAAAAGTTATTACTTGGTCCCGGTGATTCAATTTGCGCTAGTGCCACGGCTACTACATCAATTAATTCAGTAACTTCATTTACTACAACCTAATGGGCTACTTTGTTAAAAATCGACAATTACAGTCAGGCAGTACGGGGGTTGTCGTTCCGACGGGATCATCTGCGACTAGGCCAGATAATCCTGTGTTCGGTTTAATACGTTACAACACTGATGCTGGAAAATTAGAATTTTTTAATGGTACAATTTTTCAATATTTGGCAATTTCTGGTAGTATTAATTATGTAGTAGATGAATTTACCGGAGACGGAACAACTACGGTGTTCACTATGAGTATAGCCGTAAGTACAGCTAGTCAAATTACTGTATTTGTTGGGTCTTTATATCAAATACCAATAACAAATTATACAGTTAATGGTGGATTTGATATTACTTTTATAAGTGCCCCACCATTAGATGTGCCTATCAATGTAATTCATACGGAGCAATAATATAAAATATGGGAATTAGTTATTTAACAGGACAAATGTTAAACGGTACTCTTGTAAGAGACGGCATACCATTGGCTTTTTCCAATGTAGCTAACTCAGTTCCTTTACTTTTTCTTGATATTGCTAATTCTCGCATAGGTATTAATACTTCTGTACCAAATGTAACACATCCTAATACAGCACTCGTTGTAAATGGTAATCTTTATGCTGATAATTTATCAACAACAGGCAATATTAATAGCGGTAATATTTTTGTACCTGGAATTATTAGTGCTACTGGTAATATCTACACACAAGATTATTT